GTTCCTTTCATATGGTCGGGTCTTCCATTGATAAAAACAAATGTGTTCATCTCATTAGTTAATCTAACGGAATGAACGATAAAACCATGTCGAACCGCTTCTTCAAATGCTGCGATAATTTGTGTTCTTTTATTGTTAAAACTTATGCCTGGGATTTTATCCATCAATTTAGTATTGTATTCCCAAACATTTTGTGTGTTAATGCCATCAATATATAAGTTCTTATACCCCATTTCTTGTAACTTTCTTGCAGTTGCAATTCCCATTCCACCTGTTATATCGATTATAATAAACGCTTCATAAAATATTCCCCATTTATATGCAACTGACGCTAAATCATCTGGCGGTATTTTTCCTATATATTCAAGTACTTGTTCTCTATCATCAAAATCAATAATATTAATTGCTGAATAATCTTCACTATCTCCTCTAGATACATCGATGCCCATAATATATCTATGACCCTTGATTGGTTCTTTCCATTGCCACATTTGTCCCATCATATATTTTTCGACAGGCTCTCGAACCATTTCTTTTATTATTTTTTCAATTAATTCTGGGGGGATGACGTTATCACCTGATCCAAGAAACGCGGCTTCAATTTCCTGATTAATTTTTCTTTTATCATATTTGAATTTTTTCGCCATATTCTCAAACCACGATGAATATGGTTTATAACCATCTTGTATTAATTGTTCGAATTTATTTCTATCATGTTCAATTACCGTTATTTCATCATCCTTATATTCTTCCCTATTCAACATATAATGAACAATATCTTTACATTTAATCCATTTTACGTCTTTTGCATATCGAGGATCATTATACCATTTTAATTCTGTTATTCTAAAATTGTTTGCTCCACGAGCTGCTTGTTCGTATATTCCATAATATATTGGGTCGAAACCATTAGGTGTTGAAATAAGAATAACTTTACCACCTGTTGAAAGAGATGCCATAGAAGCTGCCCAGAAATCTTCTCCAGCTTCAATATACGCCGCCTCGTCAAAGATTAGAATTGTCGGTGTATAACCACGAAGAGCATCTTTTGATGTTGCGACAGCTTTAACTTCACAACCATTATTTAACTTAAATCTCTGTTCTGAATTTTTACTTTGAGAAAACCCAACATTAATCCAATCTGGCCATTGCTCAAGAAATGCTCTAATCTTATTAGCCATTTCAACCGCAGTGTCTCTTTTGTTAGCGACAATAAGAACCTTTTCTGGCCTTTCAGGTTTGGCTGTTTGTAATAATTTAGATATCCATGCGGCTGTAACTGTTGTAACACCAGCCTGACGATATTTTCTTGTTATATTCTCATTATATTCTTCGTAGTCTCGTATAAGTTGTATTTGATCAGGAAATAAATCAAATGGGACATATCTACTTTGAGTATTATCATAAGTTTGTAAATATGTTTTTATTGCATACGGTGTGTCTTTGATAATACGCGCGTACTCTTTAAGTTGTTCAATTTTAGTACTCATAGTATATATAAATACAAAAAAAAAGTGGATTAGTCCACTCTTTCTTTATAACTCAGTTATTTTCACTATTATCCTTGTTTACGTTCAATCATTCTCTGTATTCTTTGTGCTAGCCCCCAATCTTCAGCATCAATTGCTTTATTGAGCTCAAAATTTAACGCATTAAGCCCCATTTCTGCAAGTCTCTTATCTGTTACTTCTTCTGAAGATTTTTCAACTTGAGGAGTTTCTTCTGATGCACCAAGACCTTCTGATTTTAATTGATTTAGAAAACTATCGAGATCCATATCGGAAACTTCATCTGTGATATCTTGTAGATCAGATTTAAACGTTTCTGTTGGTTCTTCAGGTGATTCACCATTCAATATTGCGAGAACAGATTGATAAATTTCATCAACCAATCTTTTTCCTTCAGGTGAACCCGATATTATTTCTCTAGTAAGAACCAAGAATTTCTTAGGTTCTAATTTAAAAATCTCTACAAGTATCCAACTTTGTAAACCATATTTGGTTTCATCAGTAAGAACATCTTCTGGAAATTGTTCTCTAATTCTTTCCCATATTGGAGGTCCCAATCTTAAATCCCAAACTTCTTTTTCTAATGTGTCTTCAAGTTCCATGACTTGTTGAAACATTTCTTTATCTTCTGGCTCGGCTTGATGACTAAATAATTCCATCACACCTTTAATAATTTCATGAACCAAAACAGGAAAATTAGACGCTCTTGCATATATTGTTGGTGGTTCTGTATTACGATCAACTTCTTCTTTACCTTCGACTGATTGTTCTATTCCACCTTTTATCATTTCATCAGGATATTGCCAATATTGAATATCAAGTATTGACATTAATATACCATATAAGTTAATGATTTCATTTGTACCTGTTATTCTTGTAAGAGCGGGTTCAACTAAATGGAACATATATTGACCTTTTGCAGCTGAACCTTGAATAATAGCATTTACTAATCTTCTTTTAGCTCTTTCCAAGTTTAATTTTTCGAGATCTGTTGCTAGTTGTATTTCGATTTCGGGATTAACTTGCTGTGGTTCTTCTTCACCTTCTTGGTCTCTTTTAAACCCTTCTAGATTTGGTCTTTCAATTTTAACATCCCATTGAACAGCACCTTCAGGTATTCCCATTTCTTTAGTTACAAGTTCAATTGCTAATTGTTCCAATTCTTCGAGATGTTGACCTTCAGTATCACCTATTCTTGCAACTGCGGCCATTGCGGTTCTAACTAAAGACATTTGTGTGTTTGGATCCTGAACTCTTTGTCCAGCACCAAGACCCGCATATCTCCTAACTCTTTCTACTGTTTGTTTATATCTTTCTGAACCTAATAATTCTTGGAAATTTTGATTTGGTTCTCTACCTGTTGTGGGTAATGGAACTTTTTTCAATGGTGTGTCACCTGTTTGTAATTTACCTTGAATATCAGGATCAGGTCTATCAGGTGTTTCGAAATCCATTGCCATTTCAGACAATCTTTTTCTTATAATGTTTTTTAAACTACCCTCATTTATCTTCATAACAGTAATTAGTTTTCTTCTTCCATCGATGCCTTTGGATTATGTTTTGGGCCTGGACCTGGTTGAAATGGCGTTTTTGGCGTTGGTCTCGTTCCTGGGTTTGTTCCTGGCCTTGTACCTGGTTTTGTTGTTGGTTCTGCTGGTTTTGTTTCTGTACCTGCGGATTTAATCGCATCGTAAGTTAAAAAATCAGGAAGATCGACAGCTACCTCAACATCTGAAACTTCTTGTTCATTTAATTTTTCTTTAATCAATTTCATGATTTCATTCTTAGATGTGAAACATTTGTTTTCGACCAGTTTACCAACCCATTTTTTAAGTTTTTTTGTTTCTGTTACAGGTTCAGCAACTTTTTCTTTTTTCATTTCCTTAACTCTCTTATTGTAATATTTTTGAGCTTTTTCTGGGATTTCTTCACCAATTCTTTTAAGAAGTTCAATTTCACTTTTGATACATTCATCCTTTTTCATTTTTGTATCGATCTTGTGCATAATTCTCTTCTTAATAATTTCCTTGTCACCCTTTTCTTCTTTCTTCACACTTCCAATTTTTTCTTCTTCCGAAACTTGACCTTCATATGTTACAAAAGGTCTTTTTTGTTGTTTCAATGTAGAGATTGTTTTAGCGTCTGTTTGCGAAACATTTGTTACTGGCGTCGATGTTGCAGCATATTGTTCTGAAAGTACTCTTTCAGCTAATATGTGAAGTTGTTTGTCGGTTAAATTTACTAATGTTTTTTCGGTAAATCCTTCATTCATTAGTTTTGATATAATATCTTGCCTTTTCATGAAAGTTTGTATTTTATTTCATCATTTATTAATCTAAGCCCCTTTGTCATTAATTTTTTGGTTACACTTTCTACAGTTTCACCAAAATGAAAACATATTCTTTCTGGTCTTTCGTCTGCTTCCATATCAAACTTTTCCCATCCTAAAGCTATAATTCCATCCACTGCGTCTATTACTCCGAAATAGTCAGAATTTTGAACTAATTCTAATTCTAAATCTGAATTCTTTAATAGACCGACCAAATCAATAGATTTAATCTCTGGAGGAAGCGCTTTTCCCGACGATGGTATCATAAACCATTCATCAACAATTACGTCTTCATCTTTACTTTTGCCAAAAATAAATTCATATTGTCTTTGGCCTTTATAATCTTTACCTAACTCATTAATGTAAATCAAATACATTACTGTTCAAAATATTTACTCAACGTTTCTTTAACGCCAGTATTAACTATGTTAGTTAACTCATCCAGATCGAGTTCTTTTACTCTTTCGTCAGTTTCTTCCTCTTTGCCAAATTCGGGATCAGTTTCACCTGTAAGTCCTTCTGGCCTATCTTCTAAATCCTCTTCTTCTTCATCATCAAACCCTTCATATTCTCTTTCATAATCTTTTTTAGCAATTTTCATCGCTTCATCATCATCAAAACCGAGATCATCAAGGTCATCATCATCATCATCAAAAGGTTCTGAGCCAGGTTCATCTTCAAAGAACGATGTACCAATTAATTCTTCTAATTTAGAAATACCATCACTTTCTTCACCCATTTCACCTTCAGGTGTTTCAGGGGTAGAAGTTTCTTCGCCAGGAACCTCGTCTGTTGGGAGAGTTTCATCGGAGGTTTCTTCATCTTCTTCTGGTTCGAATTTATCAACTATTTCTTCTTTATCTTTATCTTCAAGTTTTTCGTCAAGATCTTCAATACCTGATAAAACTTGCATAATCGCAGCTTTTATATCTTCACTTTCTAGCTTTTCTTCGTATTTTCTTAACTTTTCCTGAAGTTTACTTGCAGTGCTTTGGATTGATTTTTTGAAATCTTCTTCACCTTCTGGCTCACCTTCAGGTGCAGGAAGTTCTTCACCACCTAATTCATCTGTTGGTGCTGCCATATCCGTTGGAGGAACTGCCGTATCAGCTGGAGCTGGTGGTACGTCATCCGTTGGCATAGGAGCTGGAGATTCTTCTTGTGGGGGTAATTCAGGCTTCTTTGTTTTTAAAATATATTTTTTAGCCTCATCCAATTTTTCTTGTTCTACAAGAAAATCAAGTTTCTTAAATGCTTCTATGTAAGACGAAAATTTGTTTCTGTTTTTCATAAACAAACCGCCTATGTAGTCTAATGAATTCTCATTAAGACCTTTTTTCACATAATAGCCATCTTTCTCTTTAACGATGCCATATACGCCCGTTGTGGTTTCTTTAATGACCTCAGTTGTCTTTTTTGATTCGTTTGACGACTGAAAATATGTGAGTTCAAGGATACGATTTATTTTCGCGTCACCTTGTAACTTTTCACTACCTACTGGTTTTAACTCTCCCATTTTGTTATTGTTAATAATTAATTATTCTTTGCAATAAATACAATGATATATTGAAAAATTACTTTCAATTTATTATTAATAAAGTTCCTCGTCCGCTAATTCACTATATGTTCTAGGCTTAATTCCTTCGTTATAATATGTCTTAATTCCGTCAATAATAAAATCTTCTGGCGTACCTTGTTCATGTTCAACATATGCATCTTCATTCATTTCAATAATCACTTTACCATCATATTTGTTTACTATTAAACGAAGAACTTCAAATTGTTGTTGAGTAGGCATACGATGCATATCTATACCTTTTGATTCTGGAAGATATCTAATAAACCCCATATCCATCACAACCATCATTCCCCATGATGGTGAATGTCTTTGCCTATCTTCTTCATATTTTCCAATATCTATCCCAGCCTCCTCTACAACATAACCAATATTTCTATGATCTTGAACACGATTTGCCGTACCTTCTGAAAAATCTAATAAATGACCATTAGGAGTAATGTATCCTGTTCGTTGAAAAGTACCTGTTTCTCCATAAAATTGTAATGCTAATTTTTCTATTTTTAACGCATCTTTGTAACTAAAATCAACAGGTTGATGTGATTCATTAATGGATAATACTTTATCAGTTACATTTTTTTTAATATCAATGAGTTTTTTAATATATCCATTTCTTCTAAGTAATTTGAATGTTAAGTTTTCATAAGAATATTCACCGCCAGCTTCTAATCCACTTTGTCTGAATTTTTTAATTTTTTTCTTAACATCATCAATTTCACTTTTTATATCAATATGTTCTTGGGTTTTTTGTTCTAAATCATCGATAATTTTAGCGTATTCTTCACCTTTCTCCAATATTTTACGGTCATCAATAAATTTCTTTTCTTTTTGTGGTTCAATTATCCATTTATTATTCAATACCGAATATACACCACTTGAAATATGTTTTTCTGTTACATCTTGAACATAAAGTTCAACTTCATAGTTTTTAATTTTTATATCATGTAAAGCGTTCCATACTCCTTTTTTTGCATCAAAAAATTCTTTGAGCAAATCAATATTATGTCCACTTTCTTCATAATCTATAAGAATGTGTAGATCGACATCGGAAAATTCAGACCAGTTATAATTAGCAAGGGATCCTGTCAGAACGACATCATGAACAAAAAATTCTATTCCCAAAAATTCAATAAAATCGTCCGCGATTTCTAATAACCTTTCGCGAACATTAGGTATCATTTTATATGAACCGTTAGTTTCTTTGAAAATATCTTCTGATAGAGAATCGTTAGCATAAAAAGATTTTATAATTTTTTCATCTTTTTCTCTATCTTCAGATAGTTCGTCAACTAACGACTTATAAATCATTTAAGCTTTTTGTATTTATAATTTTTACTTATTTCAGTATTAAAAAACTTACCTTGAGATTCTGCCATTCTAAACTTGGTGAAAATCTGCCAAGGTACGTCATAATATTCATAAATACTTTCATTATTAAAAGTTACCGTTAAAGTCTTACTTGTAGTATCGTATTTCGCAAATTTTAAATTTGAAGACTTTACACCAACGTTAATCGTTGTACCTGAGAATTGTTCTGAAATTATAGCCATATCCTTAATTTTTGATATAATATACGAAAATTTAATAAAAAAATAAACCCCTAATTTTCATCAGGGGTTAACAGTTAATAACTCATATTTTAAATGTCTGGTAAATCTTCTAATATGAAATCGATTTTTTCTCTAACATCTTGCATCATTTGATAACTAACAGGTTCCAATGGTGTTGTAGGATCGTAAATATAATAATCATTATAAAATTCGGCTTCTACAATTAAATCATCAATTGTTTGACCACTAAATTCATAATTTCTTATATAGTCTATCTGATTAGTGGTCAGATTCATTTCCATTAACTGAGGATAAATAACAGTTATGTCTGTTCCCATAAGAAATTAAAATTACTGGTTATCTGATGGAATACTTTGATCAGGCTCTGGCTCAGTTGTTTCTGGCTCAGTCTCCTTATTTTCACAAAGTTTATCAACTAAATCACCAATAGTAAGTCCCTGTCCAAGTAATTCGTTCGCGGCACTTAAAAATGCTTCGTAATTTGGTTCACCACCTTCTTCTTCTGGGGCAACTCCAGTGATTTCTTCAGGAGCAGGGCCTGTTGTTCCATATTGGTCTTCCTGTTCTTTAAGTACCCTCTTAATCATTTTATTAAGATCGGTATTTGATAATCTAACAATTCGTCTCATATTTTTTGCGGTTTTATTTTCATTTATTGGTTGTTCTGGCTGATTAGGTAAATTTTCTTCACCTTCTTCTTGTTCTAAGTTTGCTTCTGCATCGGCTTGTTGTGCTTCAACAGCCCTAACCATAGATTTTGTTAATGAATTATACACTTCTTCGCCAAATCTATTTAATATATCGTTTTCTTCACGTACATCATAAAAACGACCGCCAGCTAAAAATCCCAATGTGTCTTGTAATGGAACTGATCTCCATGCAAGTTTAGCTGCCGCTTCTTTATCACCAAGATCTCTAAGTGCTTTTATATATACATTGATATCAATAAACCTTTTCAAATCAAAATTTTGTGGAATGTTTCTTTGTGCGTCTGTTCTTACTCTATCACTAAAAACATGTGATTTTAATGATCTTCTTATAGCCATAGGTCTAACAGTACCGTCTTTTTTAACAAACACAACACTAACTGTTTGATTTTTCTTGAGAGCATCACGCAATGGTGCAAATGCTTCACTATTCTTATAAGATTCGAGATCTAGTTCATTAATTTCCATTGGGAAATCACCTTCTTCGTCAATAGTTCTTTTAATAATATTACTGAACTGTTGTTCCGTCATTTTTATTTTTTTCATATTCAGACGAGGCTATTTCTTTTAATTCTTTTATTAGGTCATCAACCTGATATCCACTTTTCAGTAGTATCTTTATCGACCTTTCAAATTTATATTTCCAGTGGTCTATTACTACTGGAGTTATTTTCATCGTTTCTTTAAATGACATACATATAGTTAACAATATATAAATATGTAATACGAACAAAAAAAAATCTCCCGAATAATTCGGGAGACTTTATTACTTAATTTCAATGTATCTTTCTTTAACTTTCTTTTTTGTTCTTGGAATGGTTACTTCAAGAATACCATTTTCCATTGTACTTGTAATTTTATCTTCGCTGCAGTCTTCAGGTAATGTGTATTGTTTTTTGAAAGAACTCGTAAAATAGAATGTCTTATCATCTGTTTCTTTCTTTTCATGAGTGATTGTAATGACAGAATTATTGACAGCTATTTTCACGTCTTCCTTTGTTAAACCTGGAACCGCAACTTGAATACGATAATCTTGTTCATTAGTTACGATGTTAGATTTTTTAAAACTCTTGTCAATAAAGCTTGGTGTCTCATAAAAAAGATCAAGCACATCATTAAAAATCGGCTCGTTCCAAAACGGCTCTTTCCATAATCTTAAATTTCCCATAGTTCTTTTATTTTTAAACGTTTATTATTTTAGCTCACATTATACAAATGATTTGCCAAAAAATATTTACTGACATTTTGTCAATTCATTTGTAAATGAAGAAAAATTATCTTATATTTGTGGTATAAAATTTTAAAACTTATGGAAAAATTTTTTGAAGGATTAGTTATTGCATTAGGTGTAATTGTTTTAGTTGGGGTTATAGCCCTAATAAGTGGTACTATTTTGTGGCTGATTTGGCCATATGCTTTTCCTGTCATATTTCCTACTGCGGTTGCTAAAGGTATTATAATCGCAAAAATTCCTTGGTGGACTGCTGTATGTGTGACATGGGTTTGTGGTATACTAATAAAAAGTACGACCACTAATAATAATTCAAAATAATAATCAGACTATGTTAATCTTAGAAATTGTTCTTACTATTTTCGCATGACGAAAAGGTTGGAAATGGCTCTCATTACTACCAATGGGTATAGCTCTTATTTTTGGCTTTTTACTCGGATTAGGTATCGGCGCTTCGGGTGGTGATGTTCAAAGCGCACAAGGATTTGGCATATTTTTGGATGTCTTGGCGATAATCGCGTTAATAGTGATGTTAATTGTTAAGCCAAAATCTAAAACAGAGCCAGAAGAACCTAAAACAAATATTTAAATATAAAAGATAGTTATGCCCGTAGATTTTTTCGAAGAAACCCCAAAACAAAGTCAGAAATCCAAAAAGGCTGGGTCAAATACACCAATTCTCGATAACTTTTCAAGAGATCTTACAAAGTTAGCAGAAGAAGGTAAACTTGACCCTGTTATTGGAAGAGACAAAGAAGTTAGAAGGATATCTCAAATACTTTCTCGCAAGAAGAAAAATAACGTTGTTATTGTTGGTGACGCAGGCGTTGGTAAAACTGCTTTGGTCGAAAAACTTGCAATACTAATAAGTAAAGGTGAATGTCCAAGTAATCTATTAGATAAAAGAGTTGTCTCATTAGATTTAACTTCTCTGGTTGCAGGAACAAAATATCGTGGTCAGTTTGAAGAAAGAATTAAAGGCATATTAGTTGAACTACAAGACAATCGTGACGTGATCATTTTTATTGATGAATTACATACAATGGTTGGGGCAGGAAACGCAAGTGGTTCAATGGACGCTTCCAATATATTTAAACCCGCACTTTCGCGCGGAGAAATACAATGCATCGGTTCAACCACATTTGATGATTTTAAAAAATATATCGAAAAAGACGGTGCATTAGTACGAAGGTTTCAAAAAATCATTCTAAAAGAACCTTCACTTCCTGAGACAGTTGAAATACTTAACAATCTGAAGGCAACTTACGAAGATTATCACAAAGTCACATACAGTAATAACGTAATAGAAACTATAGTTCTCTTAGCCTCAAAATTTATAACTGACAGGCAATTTCCTGATAAAGCCATTGATATTCTCGATGAATTGGGTTCTGAAAAGAAGATTTCTACTAAAATACCCGAATCTATTGAGAAATTACGAGCTGAAGTAGAAACAATAAAAGAGAAAAAGTTGGAAGTTGTGAAAAGTCAGAAATATGAGCTGGCAGTAAAACTAAGAGACGAAGAAAGGAAGTTAATGAAGAAGCTGGACGAGGAAAAAGAAAGCTGGTTGACTAACAAACAAAGTAATAAGGATCCGATAACCGTGGAGGATGTTTATTCTATCGTTTCCAATATAACTGGCGTTCCTATTTCTAAACTCGATACCCAAGAAACCGATAATTTATTAACCCTTGAAAAACAGTTGGGAAGTAAAGTTATTGGTCAGGATGAGGCAATTTCAACAATTGCAAAAGCAATCCGAAGAAACCGCGTCGGTATAAAGGGTAGTAACAGACCAATTGGTTCGTTTATGTTTCTGGGTTCAACAGGCGTTGGTAAAACATATTTGGCAAAATGTATCGCTGAACTTCTTTTTGGATCCCCAGAAAACATAATACGAATTGATATGAGTGAATACATGGAAAAACACAATGTATCGCGATTAGTCGGTTCTCCTCCTGGATATGTTGGATATGATGAAGGCGGTCAATTAACTGAAAGAGTTAAAAATAATCCATTCTCAGTCATATTGTTTGATGAAATAGAAAAGGCACATAGAGATGTGTACAATATATTTCTTCAAATATTAGATGAGGGACATTTAACAGACTCTTTCGGAAGAAAAGTTAATTTCACCAACACTCTTATTATTATGACCTCTAATATTGGGTCGCAAAAAGTGGCAGAATTTGGAAAGGGATTAGGATTCGTTCAACCATCTTTCGATCAATTGGCGGATAAGAAAAGTTCTATTATCATGAAAGAACTTAAAAAACATTTTAATCCCGAATTCTTAAATCGTCTTGATGGTGCTATCATGTTTAATCCATTAGGAAAAGAAGAGATTAAGCGTATTATCTCTGTGGAAATGAACTATCTTGTCTCTAGATTGAAAGAGAAAGATTATATTATTAAATTCGATGAGAGCGTTTCAAACAAAATTTTTGAATTAAATTCCGAAGAAGAATACGGTGCAAGGCCAATAAAAAGAATCATTCAAAATCTTTGTGAGGATTATTTGAGCGACGAGATACTGAAGGGAAATATCAAACAGGAAGAGGCCGTCGTTATTAAATGTAACGAAAAAGGCGAGTTATTCACAAAATAAATCGAATATTTTAAGTTTTTTTAATTATCGATGATATTTATACTCTTGCAGGTTCTCTTTGTCGATTACCTTTTCGTTTTTTATTGACCTTGATGGTGTTGAAGCCATCAAAAGACCTAAACCCCGACAGATCGTTGGGGTTTTTTTTGTTTTGTCATTTTTTTTATGTATATTTTATTATGTCACGACTTATACCTAAAATAGAATTTATGAGCAAGAATAAAGATGTTATACCTTTGGTTATTGACCGAGAATATTCGGATTTTAAGCAATTTTATATAAGTGAAAAACGAACCATTTATATGAAAATAATTGATGCATTTCAACAATTAATTAACGAAAATGTAGAGAAAAAAGAATTACTCGTTTTAGCTAAAGTTGAAGGGCACGTTTTTGATACGACATTCATAATCGACAAAGAAAGTAAGAAAATATTAAAAGACGTTGTGTCTCCATATTTTGAAACTCTTGAAGAATACGAAACTTGTAGTAGGATTAATAAAGTTTACTCTGAACTATGAGTAATTAATCGTTAAGGATTTCCTTTTTATTTATTTCAGGAGGTTTAGTTCCGTATTTTCTACCTAACACCATTTCTTTTCCTTTTTCATATGTACGAAGACCAAGTAACGCAGCAACAAATCCTAATACGTCATAAGCACTCTTATCCGTCCAAATAATGAGATAAATTGCGATACCTGTAAAGATAAATATTAACGCTTTCTTGACTGAATATTTGCAATCGTCTCTAAGAAAACATAAAAAGAAATCTCCTATTTTCTTTAAAAAATTCATTTTTTAATTTTTGTTACTTTTATTTTCAAATTCAGAGAATCTGCCTCTGCTTTAGTGACTTGCCTTGTTTGTATAATCAAATCTAATGGCGCACTGTTTATTGGTTCTATTTCTTCTCGTTTACTGAAGAGCTTTTTTTTTCCTCTATTGTTAACCCTTCCATGTA